TTAAATTGTTAGGTTTGCACTACACACCGTCCATTCAATGTGACGGTCGGTGTAATGGTGTGTCATCTTCAGGGTGCTGTGGCCCATCAGGGTTTGGACATACTCGTCAGAGAATCCGGCCTCCAGGTAGAGATGCCCACCCAAAGCCCGGATCTCATGGACCGTGGGCCGCTGTGCGACTGGCAGTCGCGCGATTTCGGGTACCTTGTCCCTGGCTTTGGCAAACTCTTTCGACAGGGTCTCTGGCCGTACCTGTGACCAGTGAGTCATCGACTTGCTGCGCCTGATGCGTTCTGGGCGGCGGTGGATGATGTAGGGGCTGGCAATGCCTGATTGTCGGCTGCGCTTTATCACGGCCTCCAGTGATGCACCTACTTTGATTCTCAGGTGAGCCCTGTGGCCGTGTTTCTCCGTCTTGCGCTGTATCAGGTGCAGGTGACCCTCTCTGATATCGTCGAACTTGGCCGAGCATAGGTCGCTGCGGCGCTGCAGTGTGATCAGGGCAAAATCCATGGCCACCTTGAGCCAGTCATCGGCGTGCGCATAAATCGCGTTGAACCACTCCTTGGTCAGCGGTCGGCGCTGCTTTTCGTCTGCTGCCTTTGCCAGCGTATTCTCAGCAGGGTTGGTGTCACACAGCCCCTTGGTTGCACCGAACCGGAATAGCTCCGACAGCAGGCCACGGATCTTGATGTAGGCGTTGTTCTGGAAGTTCTCATCCAGGTAGTCAGCCACCATCTTGATGCTCATAGCCTCGACCTGTTTGTCTTTCAGGTCGCGTTCCAGCCGGTTCAATCGATAGGTGGTTTCTTCCAGGGTGCGGGGCTTCAGCTTCTTGGTGGGTAGATATTCTGTCCGGTACCGCTTGATGATGTCACCGAACAGAACGCGCTGCTCGGTGACCACACGGGATACCAGATCATTAGAGGGGATCAGTAGTGCGTTCAGTTTTCGCGCTGCTGCGTTCGCTTTCTTCCGGTCAGATCCCATGCCGTGGTACTTCCCTGTTTGAGGGTGGCGGTACTTGTAGTAGCCGCCACTCTCGTGCAGGTTTGGCTCCAGATCTCGGTTTTTATCACTTCGTCTGCGTGCTGCCATTGTCTGCCAATACCTGATCAACCAATGGATCACCGGTCGATCGTCGCTCCTCTTCAACTCTTACAAACCACTTCCCGCCTATCAGTTTGGCAGGAATGTGACCATTAACGCACCACCGTTTAACCGTCGATCTGGACGGAGGGGTGGTGAATCGTTGCGTTCTCCACTCATGCAAGGGCATCAACTGTTCAATTGGCATCCCGCTGACTCCTGTGGTGGTTCTGGTAACGGCCGAACGCCTGCTGTACCTTGCGGAACAGAGCAGCGGCATCAGGGTTGTGGTCCAGCTCAGCTCGACTCTTGATGCCGCATGCCTCGCAAATGAACTCCCTGGCGTCGTCTTCAGTGTGCGTGCCATCGGGAATATCCATATTGAACTTGGCTCGGCGGCGGCGATCGAGCCAAAGGCGGAAGTCAGCACTCTGGCACAGCATGGCTGCGCTCCGTGCCAGTCGGCCGCCTTTGGTCTCGCTATCAAACCACTCTTTCAGGTGCTCAGCTTCACCAAAGATGCCGTTTTCAAACAGCTCACGGCCACGCTGCAGGCTTACACGCTTGCCGTTTTCAAAGAAGATGGGCTTACCCTTCGCCCATGATTGAGATGCAGTGTGGTAGGTCATACATCCTCCCTGTTAGCAGGTACTGCTCATAATTCTGGTGTTAGGCATCCAGCATTCCAGCTCGATATAGAGCTATGTCTAAATGATGGATGCCGTTATCAAGCTCAACACAGAACGGGCATTTACCATTTTTGCCGCCGTCCTCAACTTCCCAGCCTTGTCTTCGGGCCAGCGTGTCCAGCTCTGAGTCAGTCATCTCATGCTTGGCGTTTTCGATATATTTATCAGTGCTGCAAGTGAAGCAGTGGAGCTTCACCACCGGCTCACAGTTGTGCTCTCTAATTACATCTTTCCAGCTCATAGCTGCCTCCAGAAGCCATCTGTCGCAATAGGTCGGTGATCACATCAACCTCCGTTCCTCTGACAGGGATTCAAACCGCTGGACCAGCTGCTTCAGTGCTTTTTCATCAAAGGCGTTGCGCAGGTGCTTGCGGGCCAGATCGATCTGTTCGCGCAGGTGGCGGATGATGGATTCATCGCTCCAGTCGCCGGCGTCGAAGTCCAGCGCATCGAGCGCCAGGTACAGGGTGCATTCCAGTTGGGTGATGCGCTGGCTGTAACGGGGGATGCTCTCCAGCTGCTCAACCGCCAGGACGATATCGGTGGGCTCGTCGGTTTCGCCCTCTGCAGCCAAGCGATCGGCGAGCCGGTGCAGCCGTGTTATCAGTTCAGACATGGGAACCTCCTGTGTACCGCCGCACACCTATGAGGCCCATACATTCCATGCTATCCAGTTCGAGCATCTCTGCTCGACGACCGATGCGGTATGAATAGACCCACTTCGGAAATCCCATATAAGAAAGTCCATCTGCAATACCGATCGGTATTCGCTTTAGGTATCGCAACTTGTTCATAGCTCCAAGATCCCTAGACAATTGCGGGCACTTCGGAGCGCCAAATGGTTGAATGCCTACCTTTGGGTTGAAGTGTTCTGCATAGGCATACACAAAATCAGAGTCCAAAATATCAGCGGTACCTTTCTTCTTAATCCATTCCAAAATCCATTTGTATCGATGATGAGGTTTAACAGCAGCATCAAAATCATTTGCTTCGCGCATTTTGACCTCCTGTATACCGCAGCACGCTCATGAAGCCTGGATCTTGCGGTGTGATCATGCCGGCATCGACCGCAGCCCGAACGGCGGTGAACAGCCGCTTGGTTGTCCAAGGCTTGCCGTTCTCAGTCGGGCGCAGGTTGGCTGACAGTTCCAACCAGGTGAGCTGCCGGGTGTTGTGTGTATCGCGCACCAGGTGGGTGACGATATCGGCATCGGTGTCGGGGGCAGTGGAGGGCGGTAGGCCGCCCTCGCTGCCCAGCAGGGAAAGCTGAGCTTCAGACATTTATCGTGCCTCCTTCATTGCCAATGCTGGTAGCGCTGCTCCAGGCACAGAGGGTTCTGTTCAGTGCTCATATCTCGTCTACCTCCTCAACCCAGTTTGCGCGGGCGGCCGTCAGGATGGCTGTCAGCCGTTTGCGTTGCTGCGTGACCCAGTGTTCAAGATGCTCGGGGCACAGTTCACCGCGTTCAGCCTGGGCTAGTATGTCGGCCAGCATGATCCTGACGATTTGCGATCGCTCGCCGTTGGCGGCGTACATGCGGCAGCGTTCCAGCTCGTCGCCGCACTTCACAAACAGCTGAAGATCAGAGTGGCGATATTGGCCGCCGGGGCCGCCGAGCCAGTAGAAGCCGTCGGTCGGCTCTGGTTTCAACGTCACGCGGAACGGCTCGCCAGTGTCCTGGTCGGCGTAGTAGCTGCTGGCCGGGTGGATGCGTGCGTATAACTCAGCCATGACGCACCTCCTGCTCATCATTCTTCAGGCCCTGCATCAGCTCGCGCTGGATGCGGCGCCAGATCTCCTCGCGGTGTACCTGTACGTCTTCCGGGGCTTTGACGCCGATGCGCACTTGGTTGCCTTTAACACCCAGTACAGTTACTTCGATCTCGTCGGCGATGATGAGGGTTTCGCCTACGCGGCGGGTCAGAATCAGCATGGTGTTGCCTCCTTGCTTTCGTTAACTTTTACTTTGAAGTCCTCAGACTCAAAGGTCATCTCGTCGCAGCCTGTAAGCTCAATGCCGCAGGTGCCATCAAGTGGCACCCAGCCTTCTCGCTGTTGAAACTGGCTGCGTACTCCGTGAACATTCCACTCAATGGATTCAATAATCGCGGTCTGCGCGAAGAGCAGCAGCCAGGCCTCTTGCACGTCACCTTCGCAATCCTCGATCATTTCCTGGCCACCACCTCGGAACAAAAGCATTTCACGCAAGGTATCCAGTGTTTCCGAGTCCTGCTGAATGCGCAGGGTGGCTTCCCAGCCGCTCCAGTCATGGCTCACAGTGAATGTCTTGTATCCAGCGTTCATACCGCACCCCCAAAAAATGCCTGGTGAAAGGCCAACACCTCACCCGCGATCGCTTTCGGTACCGGGCGGATCTTCGGCGTGATCAGTTCACTGCCTTCAACGCGCACGGTCTGGCTGACCTCATTCTCAGTGTCGAGCAGCTGGTACCAGCCATCCTTCGGGCAGGTGAACAGTTCCCAGCGGCCGACGCGGCCGGGTTCGAAGATCCGATCGGGCTTTAGCTCCTGCACGGCGTTGGCCTGTGCGATCGCTTTATCCAGGGCGATGTCCAGCTGCCGGTTCTTCTTGGCCAGCTGGTGGTTGCGGGTGCGCATCTTCTGGGCACCTGCAACGGCTTCGGTACGTTTCTTCTGCAGCCGCTTCACCTGCGCCTTGAGGCGGTCGGGCTCCATTTCGCGCAGGCGTTTCACCTCGGCCTCGGCGGCTTTCAGCTTCTCCTGAGTTTTGGTCAGTACACGGGCGTTGGCGTTGTCCTGGATGATGAGCCGTTCGATCTCGCCCTGTAGTCTCTCCTTGTCGTCGGCCAGCTGGTTGCCGGCCTTCTCGAACTCGTCGCGGGTGTCCTTCAGTTGCTGGCATTCCAGCTGCAGGCTGCACACCTTCTGGTGTAGCTCAGCAGTGGTTCCACGCAGTTTGGCGAGGAAAGGTTCAGCAATGGTGCGCAGTTCCGCTTCGTCCAGCTGCTGGATATCGCCGCAGATGAACATCACATTCTTCAGGCCCATGTCGCGTACTGACTGTGCAAGCTGGCTCATGAGTTCGTAGCTACCATCCGGTGTTTGCAGTACATCACCATCCTGAAGCTGAAGCTTGTTGATGACCGCATCGCGCAGCGTCTGCACGCGCTTGAGACTTTCGGCGCCACGTTCCAGGCTCAGCTTCTGCTCGTTGGACATGAACGCCAGCTGCTCCTCAAGCTCTTTGATCCGCTCCTCCCGCAGGGCAATCTCGAACGACTCCAGACGGCTGGCTTGCTCGGCCAGTGATGGCTCGGGGCGGTTGTTCAATGACAGTCGGGCGTTCATGGGCGGTCTCCTTTGCGGGGCAGTTCCAGGGCCTGTGCGCGGCGGGCGCGGATGCGGCGGTTGAGTTTTTCGAGCGCGGACGGTGGCAGCTCCCGCAGGATCTGCATTGCGATCGCGCGCCCCAGGGCGTTAGAATCAAAGGCGTTGGTGTTTGCTTTCATGTGCTTACTCCTTCATGGCTCCCGGATGCTTGGCGGTATCGGGAGCCGCTTCATTTCAGGCCGTTCGGCCCGGTTCAATCTCGATCAAATATCCAGCACTTCACGGTCTTTTCCTGCTCGGTGATCTTGCTGCGTACCGAGCGGTTGGATTCAATAAACTTGCGGGTCTTACTGGTGCGCAGCAGGTGTTTCAGCGTGCGCATATCGGGTGCGCGCAGTTTGAACTCGCCACACCAGCGTTCGAATTCCTTCAGGTTCACGGCAATCTGTTTGGCATCGGGGCCGTAGTGGTTCAGCTTGGGTTTGCTGCTGTCGCCGGTGCCTTCGATGTAGTCGAACGCCTCCCAGAACTCCGTCACCATCGGGTGGTCTGCATTCAGGGCGGCCTGGCGTTCCTTGGCCATCTGCACTACAAACTGACGCGCCTCGGCGATGATCGGCTCTGGCAGCAGGCCAAGGCCCTTTTCGCCCAGGCAATCCACCAGGGCCATCAGCTGGCCGTGGTTTTTGGCGATACGTACCATGCGTACCTCCTCAAGGCTCAGCAGCCACGCTTCGTAATGTGCGCAGGCCTTGTCGAAGATCTCCATCAGCTGCTGCTCGGCCCGAGTGGCTTGCAGCAGGAAACCGCTGACTTGCTCCATAGGCACGCGCTCCAGCCACTCGGCGGCCACTTTGGTCTGCGGGGTTTGGCGTTCGCGGGTAAGGGTAATGTGCAGGATACGGCTAAGGATCGCTTCACTGGCTTCGACCTGCGCGTTCTGGCTGATCACAATTGCACCACGAAATGGCGGTTCGCGTGTTTCGCTGCCGGCGGTTTTAACGCCGAGGCTACGAATGGCACGTCCGTTGTAGGCGGTTTTCAGCTCGTCCCAGTCGAACTGCCCCGCTTTGCTTTTGTCGATGCTTTCGCGGTCAGCCTCGATCAGTACCACTGGCAGATTGCTGACCTGCTCAAACTGGCGGTAACGGCCCACCCTGGTTGCTTTGCTGGGATCAAACCCCTCGTAATCTTCACGGCCTAACAACTTCCACATGAATTCAAGCAGAGTGGATTTACCGGCCCCGGCTTCGCCTACCAGCTCAAAGAAGGGGTAGGACTTGTGTGCGGCACGGATCTGTTCCGCAAACACGCTGCCCAGCCAAAAGGCGCTTGCCACCACCCCGGCACTGCCAAACGCCTGTGACACCTGGCTGGCCCAGTGCGGGTTGTACTCGCTGGTATCGGTGTTAACGTAGATCTCGGGTGCTGGTGCCAGCGTCTTGATCGATAACTTGCCGAACTGAAAAAAGTCTTCATCGTTGATTGCCACGTTTTTTCCATCCTTTATTGCTTGCTCAGTGAACAGATACACGCTGTGTTCCTTGGTGTAGCCGATGTAATCAATGGTCTCGACGGTGCGCAGACCAATCATTTGATCGTGCACAATGCGGTCGAGCTGTTTGGTGCTGCCGGTGAACTGGGCACCTTTGATGTTCATCAGGCGGTTTTTGAACTCGCCTGCAGTGGTGATCTGTTTGGGTGTCATGGCGAGCTGGTGGACCGCCTCATCCGGTGTCTCAATGCGGTAGTAATAGGCGCTTTCGTCCGTGGTCTGGTTGCGCTGGAAATACAGCGGGCGTGGCACGGCGTTGCAGATGTGGGTTAGTACACCGGCGTTTTTCAGGGCTCCTTCGCGCTCCTCTGGTGTGAGGCTTGTAGCGTTTTCGGCATCACACATCCGCATCTCGCGGTCATAGGCATTCATGTCCAGCTTCCACCACCAAATCTTGCCGGCAAAATCAAACCAGAACTCGCGCTGTTCGCGTTGGTTGTACATCAATAAGGCTTTCTCGCCGGGGCTCTTGGCCAGCAGCAAATCCCCGTGATAGCGGTACTTGTCCAGATCCTTCGTGCCCAGGCGGTCCAGCTGCAGCAGGTCGTTCCAGTCGTAGCGGCGGCCATCCATCATCGGGATTTGTGCCGCTTCGCACGTCCAGCCACCGGCCTCGGCACGGTCGCGGTGCTTCAGCGTGGCCTTGCGGCCGGCGTGATCACCATCCTGTGCCCACACCAGCGTGGGCAGCTTGCCGCCGGCGGGGACTTCTTTGCGGATCGATTCCAGCAGCTGGTCGATATAGTTGGCCGAGCTGAGGTTCGACACCGCCGTAATGCCCACATGCATCAGCGCGATCGCGTCGAAGATGCCCTCGGTAATCCAGATCTCTTTCGCCTCGGCCAGCTCTTTCACGCTTAGGATCGGCGGCACCCAGGCCTGCCCCTTATAGGCACCGATAATGCGTGCCTTTTGTTTGCCGAAGCGCTGCGGCTTATCCAGCAGGCGTTCCCAGTGGCCGTTGGGCAGGGCGAAGCGCACAGTGGTGGTGCCCTGGTTAATGGTGTGGTCGTGGTAGAACTCTTGGGTGTACCAGCCACGGATGCGCATCAGGTCAAAGCCGCGGCCGTCGCGCAGGTAACCGTCTGCCACGGCAGTGGGGTTGGCCTGCCGCTCGGCTTCATCCTTCGGGGTGTAGCGCTCTGTCCAGCTCTCGAACAGTTCGGGGAACAGGTCTTTTACATGGTGCTGGGCACCGCAGCGGTTCTCGCGGCCGCATTTGATCATCCAGGGAGCGTCCGCATTGGTGAACGCTTCAGGCTGGTTGCAAGTGGGGCACTCGATCTTGCTGATGTAGTGCTTAACCACCTTGCCCTTTAGCTGCTTTTCCAAGCGGCTAACGATGTCGTCACGCAGTTGTGGGTTCATACCTGCTCGCCTTGTACTGCATCGTCCTGGAGGAGGTCGTCTATATCCATCTGCTTGCTGTTTTCGCGCTCGATCGCCGCTTGGCGAATGGCCGCGTCAGCCAGTGGCAGGTCGATCTCGGGGTTGGGGCAGCCTGATGGACTCATTGAGTGGGTAATCTCCATCTGGCCACGGAACGTCGCGCCACAGCCCACGTTGGTGCATTGCAAATAAGTGGACCGCAGCAGGGGATGCATGGCCACTGAGTTGCGCACACGCAGGCCGTGATGGCAGTGCGGGCACCGGAGTTTGTAGACGCTTCCGCTCATGGTGGAACTCCTTGTTAAACGTCCAGGCCCTGCTGATTGCCGATAGGTATCTCGATGGCGAAGGCCGCATTCGCCTTCTGGGCGGCGATGCGCTTGATGGTCGGATCTTTGATGCGGTCGATCTGAGAGAGGGTGTTGATCAGCTGACGTGCATCCTGGCTTTCTTTGATGGCGAAGCCGTCTGTTTCGTAGTGGTGCAGGGCGTCATCCCATTCGGAGTGCTTGGCTTCCAGCCAGTCGGCGGCTTCGTGGTTGCCCATACCGCGAATTTTGAGGGGGTTAATTATGTTCAGAAAGGCCGTTACTCGGTCGACTCTGATGCAGTACTGTGCCTTTTCACCCTGTGATTCAGGATTCTGGTAGGGCTTAACCCCTACCAGAAGTAGACCCAGCCTGTTAGTGAGGTACTCGTTATCTTTTATCTTGCGGCGCTGCGATACCCAGTCCAGACCGATCTGATCTGAGATCGGTTTCAACGGCACACGCTTATAACCGTCTTCACAGTCGATCACCGGCAGGATGGCATCACCAAAGGCGATGGAAATATGGATAGGGCTTTTCATGGCGTTACTCCTCAAACTGGCGGGCGGTTTCGGATACATGCTGGGCGGCCTGATTCAGGCGCATAAAGCGTTCATTGAGGCGAGCACGTTCCTCGGCGTCGATCTTGCCGTCGGCCAAGGCGTCTTCCAGCTCCTCGATAACCGCTACTGAACGGCTCATCAGGCAGGTACTGCTGCTGAGTACATCAAGGTCAGCCGGTGCGGTGGGCACCTCATCGGGGCGGAACCATACGGCGTCACCCTCGGCACCCAATGCATCAAGAATGCGGGCATCTTTGGTAATGCGCAGGATGTGTGCGGCCTCTTCCAGTGTGAGCAGGTGGGTGTCCACATTGGGGTTCAGCTTTTTCTGCAGCGTGCCCAACGGTTTGTTGAGCAACGATGCCAATACCGGCAGGCCACCGGGGTAGTCATGGGCCGCGTGGTAGCAGGCCATCAGCGGGCTGAGAATGCCGCCGTGGTCGGTGTGTCGCTTTTTCATGGGTATGTCCTCATGCCTGTTTATCGGGACAAGGCCCCGTGGCAGACGTGGGTAGTGGCCGTAGGTTAAGAGGCAGCAGACTGCCTGGCTTCGAGGGCTTCGCCGACCAGCAGGCGTCCCATGCTGGACATGGAGCGCACTTCACCTGAAGCCAACGCTTCTACTTGGGCGAACTCTTCAGGCTTAAGCATGACGGTCAGCGGCAGGTGGTTGCCACGTTTGGGTTTGCGATGACTGGCAGTGGTGGCTTTCATGGGTATAATCCTATTAACTGTTAATAACGGTTATGAACGGCCAAAGGCCAAGGAGCTGGTATGTCGAAGAAACAGAAGCGTTTGTTCCCTCGCCTGAGCGTGATGGACACGGGCGGTTTGGGTGACAACCTGTATGCCGCTGCGCAAGACGTTGAAGAGGTGCTGTTGGCCGGTGGAGCCGTGCCGGGTGAGGATTACACCCGGCTTGACCTGCTGAACCTGGTACAGCCTTTTGTGCGCGATGCAGTACGTGGGTTTGAGTCATCAACGCAGCCCTGGTCCTTTTCGGCTGATGAGGTCAACAAATGATGACCGGCCACCGGGGTACTGATCTGGCAGCAGTTGGCTCTCCAGCTGGTCCAGGGCCTCGGACTCACGCTCAAACAGGTTGTCGAGCAGGTCATCTAGCTGGCCCCAAACTTGATCAATGCCGATCTTTATTTGGTCTTCGTCAGATGTTTTCTGGCATAGCTTGATAACCAGTTGAGGTAAGTACTCAGCGCAGATCTGTGCTTTGAGGTTGGCGAGTTTCATCCGCGCACGTATCGGTGCGTTGTGAGCTTCAGCTTTTTTCAGGTTGTCATAGGCGGCTTGCTCTTTTGGTGGCAGCAGGCCTTTGCTGGCCGCAGCGGCCCGCGTCATACGCATGGCGGCTGGATCAAAAGTGTCGGCTGTGTTGGTGTTCATGATTGTTCGTCCTTTACTTGGCGGTTAGGGCGATGGGTAACGGTTAATAACCGTTCATGTAGGTAATGATGGTGAAGATTTCTTCACGCGTCAATAGATTGGTGTGAAAAACTTTTCATGAGTGATCTTGGCAGTCGTTTGAAACAGGAGCGTGAAGCTCAAGAGTTGAGCCAGCCTGACTTAGCTCAACTGGTCGGCACGACCAGACGAACGGTTATCGCGTGGGAAAAAGGTGACTCATCACCAACGGGTGTGCAACTTTCTTCACTGGCAAAAAACGGCTTCGATGTGCTCTACATCTTGACCGGTGAGCGGGCTGGTGAACCGGAGCCATTGAAACCCGACGAATCAGCATTGCTGGACAACTACCGCCACCTCTGTGACGAACAGCGCGAGGCGGTCTTCAGAGTCAGCGAGGTGATGTCCGCTGGCACCAAACAGGAAAAAAATTTCAGCCAGGGCTGAACATTTGATGTAACCAAAAAAGGAATGACGACATGGAACAGGGACGTTCTAAGACAGCAGTAGCACACGCCATCACTGAACGGTTTGCAGAAGAGATCAGCAAACTGGAACTCAGCATCGCTGAGATCGCCAGGCGTATCGATGTGAAGAAATACCGAATTCACGATGTATTGAGCTTTAAGCAACGCCTACCGACAGACCTTTTGGCACGCGCTGCCAGCCTGGGAATTGATGTCAATTATGTACTGACAGGCGTAAAGCCCGCGCTGAGCAGCCGTGAGGCGGCTTTAATTCAGAACTACCGCAGCGCCAGTTCGCAACAAAAAGACCACCTCGAAGCGGCTTTCAATGTGCTTGCGGAACCGCACAGACCGCGTCTCGTGAAACCAGAATCCAAAACAGTAAAGGAGTGCCGTTATGGCCATGGCTAAGTGTAAGGAATGTAAACAGGAAGTATCGAGCAAAGCCAAAGTGTGCCCGCATTGTGGGGTGAAAAACCCGACGATAACGGCCAAAGACCAGTTTGTTGGCGCGATTATTTTGGTCGTGATCATTGCAGGTTTATGGATATGGCTGAGCGGCGATAGTGAGCCAGAAAAGGCACCTGATCAGATAGCCGCTGAAAAGACTGAGCCTCAGCCAAGTCAGGCTAAAACCCTTAAGGGTGGCTATGGCGCCTGTATCTCAGAAGACCTATTTGATCAGCTGACCAGTGCGGCTGTTAATAATGATGAAAGGGCTATCAACTATCTGATGAGCAACGGGTGCCTGATGACAAAAGCCGGTGTCCCGATCTCTGTACTCGATACATCGTGGGGGACTGCCAAGGTCCGTGCTTACGTTGGTGATCAGGCGGTTGTTCTGTGGACGAACATCGAAAACATACAGTAACAGGCTTTCTTCAACACCTTGAACTGTCGGGGCGCTGATATGACCGACACGCAGGTTGTGACCATCACCTATACCGACCTCGGCGGGAACACCATCTCGAAGCGGTTGGCGATGCGTATGCGTAATAACCTCACGAGCAATATAAAAACCAAACCAAAAGTGGATGCACATGGAAATTAAAGTATTTCAAGGTGATGCAAACATTACTGATGTGGGTATTAAAAACCTATTCTCAGGGAAACGTAATGACCCTGTGTATGCACTTGTGGAGCTGGTTGCCAACGGATTTGATGCAGGTGCTACAAGAGTAGACGTAAAAATAAATTGGAATGACGCGCATGGTTTAGAGTCTGTCACAGTTCTTGATAATGGACATGGGATAGATACTGAGAAATGCGATGAGCATTTTGGAAGATTTAATGAGTCAAGCAAGGTTGATGACGATGACACGCAAGGTTCACAGGGCCGTGGTCGCGTTTCGTTTCATTTACTATGCGATTTGGCTCAGTGGTTTACCCGTTGTAATGGGGTGGATGCCTGCCTAAAAATTGAAAGTTCTAATGTTCGTCACTACGAAGGTAAATTTTTAGAAGAAAAGGAGCAGCATGCTCTTTTATATGACTGCCAGAATGGAACATGTGTTGAGCTAAGCCGTTTCCATAAAAATCTTCCGAGTGCTGAAGAGATAATAAAGCGTTTTTCTTATGAGTTTGGTTGGCGGCTTTTGCTTAATAATGAAGGTCGTAGTTTGTTTGTTAATGGTAGTGAAGTACCTATCCCACCATATGAAAAAGAAAGGCATGTTTTAAAAATAGATGACTATGATTTTGTTATCGATTTTGTCCGGTGGATAAAGAAGCCAGGTGAAGAGAAATCTTATAATTATCTAGTAAATAATAGTGGTCGAATTGTACATAGAGAATATAGTAAATTTAATAATAAAGCATCTTTCCATCTAAGTACTTACTCTTCATCTATTTGGAATGAATACTTCAATAAACATGGTGGTATGAATTTTGATCATGACGTTGATGCAAGCCCGACGACCCCTGTCTATCGTAAATTAAGATCTGAGATTGAAGCTAAGGGCCGCGAGATATATGATAATTTCTTGCGTAGAATGGCAGATCAGAAAATGGATGAGTTTGAGGAGAAAGGATATTTCCCAAGTTATAAAAAGCTTGATTCGTCATATGCAGAGTGGAGGAAGAAAAATACTCGCAACACTCTTAAAGAAATATATTATGCAGACCCGACTATATTTAATAATATAAAGTCAAAGCAGATTAAAATTATAATTGGATTGCTTGATAAAGTTCTTGTTTCCAACGAAAATGATGCTTTGTTAGATGTTCTTGAAGGCGTTATTAAATTGGAGCCTGAAAAAATGGAGCAGTTTGCTGATCATATCAGAAAAAGCTCGCTCGATAACATTGTAAGTACTATTGAAACGCTCAGTAAACGTGAGAGCATTATCAATGCACTAAAGTATGTTATGGAGGAGCAATATAAAGAAATACTGGAAACGCCTGATCTCCAGAAAGTGATAGAAGCTAATACTTGGCTTTTTGGTAATAAGTACACAATCATAGGTGCAGAGGAAGATGACTTCTATAAGACTTCGAAAGCACTCCGAGATAAAGTGGAAGGTATAAATTTTATTGACGAAAGTGACCTTGATAAAAGTGATCTCTTGTCGGAAGGATTTGATATAGAAGGTATGCGTGGTCAAGTAGACCTATTCCTTGCGAGAAAAAATATAGAGTTTGATACGAATGGTCGAGAATATTTCAAGGCAACTATTATTGAAATAAAAAGGCCGATTGTTTCACTTAATGATAAACACCTTGATCAGATTAAAAGGTATGCCAAAGTTATTAGTCAGTGCTCAGGATTCGACGCAAATAATCTAAAGTTTGATATTATTCTGGTTGGCAGAAAAATATCTGAAAAGTCTTTTGATATACCAAATTCATTAAAATCATGTGAGAAAGAAAATGATCCGGGTAGAGTATATATAACTTCTGACGAACGCATTAAATGTTACGTGAAGACTTGGGCTAGTATTTTTAATGAGTTTGAGTTATCCAATAGCTATCTTTTAAGAAATCTCAAAATGAAAAGGGACGTGCTTGAGGGTAAAGCAGGAAAAGAAGTTATAGCTGATGCTCAAGTTTCTATTCATTAATAAATCAATTGGCCACATGGCTTAGCTTAGTTAGCCATAAATACTCGTATGTAAGTTGATGTGAAAATAATTTAAGGACTGATAATGGATGATGAGTTTGAGTTCTTTTCGAAGCAAGAAAATAGAACAGTTCTTAATTCATTTAGAACTAGACTTGATATGTATTCGGAAAGCGATGAGTTTGCTAAAACAAGAAATTCTTATATTAGGCTTGTTGTCAATGCAATATCAAGAAACCCTAAGGAGTGGGATAGAAATTGCGAAATAAATATAAGCTGGATGGGTGAGCATTTCATCGATGAAATATCTGGAGATATTGATTTCTCAGATAAAAACAAAATGGATATTATCTTTTCCATATGTTTTAGGCTTGTTTTTGAATATTACCTTTCTGTTAAAAATGAACTATCGAATGACTTTAATAGGCTTAAAGATTTTGCTTTGAATAATATTGGTTTTTTTTCAGATGATGCAAGGTTTCAAATTGATTATGCATTCAGAGATATGCCTGTTGCAATATTTAAAGATATTGCAAATAGCGAATCCATTCAGAGTATAAGAAATCTTCATCAAGTCTCTGAATATGTGAAGAATACAATTGATAAATTTTCAAAAGAACTGGCTGCTAAAGAAAAAAGAGTGTCTGATCTTCAGGAATCATTATCAAAATATGAGTCAGCTTTTAACTTTGTTGGTTTGTATGAGGGGTTTGACGAGCTGTCAAAGGAAAAGAAAAAGGAAAAGCTCAACTTGTTTCGTGCGCTTTTGGCATCTGGTTTTTTTTGTTTGCTGCCATTTTTGTGTGAAGTTTTATTTATATATAAAAACTGGATCAATCTGGATATTTACATAAAGGCAGTCGCATTGTCCTTTATTCCTATGATCTCGATCGTAGCAATAAGTATTTATTTCTTTAGGGTGATATTGCATAGCTATAAAGGAGTCAGAGCACAGCTTCTACAGATTGAAATACGAAAAACGCTATGTAGATTCATTCAGAACTACAACGAATATTCATTTGACCTGAAATCACGTAATTCGGCTGCATTGGAAAAGTTTGAAAATATAATATTCGCGCCCATAGTGTCCGATGAAGAGAACCTACCGAGTGCTTTTGATGGATTAGAACAGCTTGGGAAAATTTTTCAGTCAGTTAAGAAAGGTGGGTAAAGTAACATGCGTACTATAAAAGTATGCTAGCCCTTCACCTCCATCTCCACCTTCGTCGTAAACCCACTCTCATTCAGTGAATGAGCCAGGCGCACGATGATCCAGTCGGCCCCGTCGATATCCGGCTTGTAACCCCTGACGGTTACAGCCGTTTCGGGTTTTAGCGTCGCTTCGCCCTTTGCCCGGTTAATAGTCAGCTTTGACAGTGCCCGGTTCAGTGCGCGCAGCTCGGCCGTTGCGGCCAGCATGGCCTCTTCTTGTGACGAGTAAGTATGGCTATGGCGCAGCACTTTTGTGACGTCTTCAGTGCCGGCGGTTTCGGTCTTTTGTTCGCCGGTTTCCGTGTCGTGCCAGTGCGCTTGTACACCGGTGTAGCGGTTGGGCCTGTCAGACCTACTGAAATGATGGGTGTCGCCATCCTGTCGGTGCAGTGTAATGCCTGGTACCGGTTGGCCCTCGGCAGTTTGCCCTGATCCGGCAGGCGAGAACAGCAGGCGCCCGTCTTTGATGGCATGTAACGCATCGTATCGCTGCCCCAGGCGTAGTAGCAGGTTGTGATCGGATTCATCGGTCTGGTCGATGTGCTCAATCACCACGTTTGCCAGGTCGGCGTGCAATACGGGCATCAACCCACTGCGTGCCGCTACGATGCCTAAAATGCCGCCCAGGGTGGTTTTATGCCAGCTCTCTTGCCGCTTTTGTTTCAGTGGGCTGACAAAGTCGGCAGATCGGGCGCGAACGGTGAGGATATCCGGTGGGCCTGAGAGGCTTGCCTCGTCGAGCAGGTATTTGCCCTTGTATGTCAGGTCGCCATCCCAGCCGATCCAGACCTGTATTTCAGCGCCACTGGGGGGGATGGGCACGCGGCCATCGTGGTCTGATATGACGATGTCCAGCTGGTCGGCTTTGTCGCCGCGCTCGTCGGTCAGTGTCAGGTTGACAAGGCGGCCACTGACCTGTGGGGTAATGTCGTTGCCATTGACCTGTAGCCGGTAGCTGGGTTTGTAGCCCCTCATCGCAGCAGCTCCCTGGCGTTGGTTAGCATGCCCACCATGTCGATCAGGTTGTCATCAACCCGGGCGATCGTCAGCGAGAATTCCAGCCGGCGTGGCCGGCTGTCGATTCTGTGCAGGGTGCCGGTTTCGGTCAGGCCTTCCATCACCCACAGCCCGAAAACGGTGCCGGTGGCGTCGACCAATACCTGTGGCAGGCCCTGATCGGCCTGAACGCGCAGTTGACCAATCGAGGTGGCATCGCCGGCCAGCTCAGGTGCGATCCAGCCGCTGAGGGTTATTACGTCATCCCCCTGGCCCACGTACTGCCGGGCAGGGCGTTGCCCCACCCGGTTGTTTGCAGCCCACCGCCAGTTGTTCTGGCGCTGCAACTGCTGGTAACTCAGGGTGTTAATGCCGAATACAAACCGGCCAAGGCACATCAACATGGTCAGTCCTCATCACTGAAGTGTGAGCGGGTAGCGGCCAGCTGCTGCTCGTGCAGGCGCTGAACCTCCACAGCCACCAGGCGTGCAACGGCATGTTCATCCATGCCAGGTGCGGCATGGACATGGATCTCGCCAATGCTCAGGCTATTGCTGGCCGGTGCGGCCTGCCGCGGTTGCAGGGCAGGGCGGTTGTCGAGCTGGATGCCGCCGGCGCCTGCAAAGGCTGGTTGTGCGGCAGTGTCATTAAAGCCCAGCTGCTCACCCAGCCAGCCGCCTGCGGCTTTGAGTTTGTCGAAGGCGCTGTTCTTCAGGTTGCCCAGGGCACTGCGCAGCTTGCCAGCCAGCTCACGGCCTTTTTCCAGCAAACGGTTGCTGATGCCTGCGATGCGCTCTAAAACGCCGCCTTCGCCGTCACCCAGCCCCTGCTGCAGGCCGCCCATCACATCACCGCCGTGTGCGGCGAATACGCGGCTGGGGGAGTGGATGCCCAGCTTTTCTTTGAACCAGCCCGATACGGATGCGGCGATGTTCGTGATTTTGTCCTTCACCTGCGTAATGCCACCGGTCAGGCCGTTGATCAGCCCCTGAATGAGGTTGCCACCAAACTCGCTGAACTTGGCGGGCAGCTCGATACCTATCAGCCCCAGGCCTTTTTGAATGGCGGTATACATCAAACTGATGGGGTTCCAGTTGAGAAGCAGCTGACCGGCTGCGCTGAGTGCCTTGCTGAATACTTCGCTCAGTTGGGCGGGCATTTCAATGCCCAGCTGTGACAGCCCTGCGCGTATACCCTTGTACAGCAGGCCGATAGGGGACCAGTTGATCAGCAAGGCAGTGACGCCGGCAATGCCGCCATCGAACGCCGCTTTCACTTGCTGCCATAGGCTTGCAAAAAATGCCTTGATTGGCTCCCAGTTGCGGTAGATCAGATAGGCAGCGGCGGCGATCGCGGCGATGATCAGGCCGATCGGGTTTGCAATCAGTGCGGCTGTGATGGCTTTAATGCCACCGGCAACCAACGGTAATGCAATTTTGCCCAGTGTCAGCAGCACGGGGCCCAGTGCTTTGAACATGCCCAGCAGGGGTGCCATTTTCATCAGCCCCGATATGCCAAACATGACGGTGCTGGCTGCGAGCCCCAATGCGCCAAGCACTGTGACAACAGTGGCCGTGATGGCTGCTATTCTGACTAGCCAAGCGGCGAGTTCCGGGTTCTCTTTCACCCAGGCAGTAACGAGCCTGACGGTGCTTGAGAGGGATTGAACCAGCTCACGCAGCGCGCCCGTTTCTTTTTCGAACAGTTGGGTTTTTAGATCATGCCAGGCACCGGTCAGCTTGCCGAAGTCGCCGTTCAGATCTTCATGCAGAGTTTTACCCAGCCTGTCAGCAGCACCTGTGGTCTCACCCAGAACATCCTTGGCGCCGCCCAATGCTTCCAGAAAGTCGGGGATTTTATCGATAGCCAGATCTTCAACCGGTGTGCCGAACAGGGCAACGGCCGCGTTGGCACGCTCAGCCGGGTCGGTCAGTTCCAACAGCCCTTTGACGGTTGCCTGCAGGGCCTTTTGGGCATCATCACCCCCCGTTGCTATGGCACCCGACATTGTGTGTGCATTCAGCCCGATCAGCTCGTATGCCTCAACACTGGCCTTGGACATGTCAGAGCCACGGATAGAGAACTCTTTGATGGCATCGCCGGTTTTGTCCAGAGCGTACCGGCCTTGTCCCGCCATCTGAACCAGAAGGCTCATGGCTTCCTGGCCGTTAAAGCCCATGCCCCTGAAGTGGGTGCTGTATTCATGCAGGATATCAGGCAGTTCACCTCGCATTTCGGCGGTGACGTTCTGCATGCCGCTGGTGATGAGATCAAAGGCCTCATCGGCACTGCTTGCCAGCCCGTTTTTCAGCATGAGCTGGGCCATCTGAATTGACTGGTTGGTATCGGTTCCAAAGGCACTGGACATGTGCAGGGCGTGGCGGGCAATGCGCTGCAGTTCGGCTGCACTGGTTTCGCCCAGGCGGCCAAAAGCCGACGCGGCACCATCAAGCGCGTTGGCAATTTCACCCACTTCAGCCAAGCTGCCATCGGCTTTGATAGCGTTGATAATGTCGGTGTAGCCCTCGGCCTGTGTGCTGTCTTGCCCCTGCCGGGCAGCGATCAACGAGCCACCGGCCTGTGCCTGTACAACGGGTGCCATCATGCCGCCCATCCCGCGCAGGGCCAGCGTGCCACCACCCAGTGCTGCAGCACTGTGGCCAGTCAGGGTCATGGCGTTACCACGGATTTTATCGGCTTTGGCCTTGATGGCGTTCAGGCGCTTTTGCTGGTCGGCCAGTGCGGCCAGCTTTTGTTTCTGTTCGTCGATGATGCCGTTGGCTTGCCGCATCTGTCGCTGCAGGCTGTTTTGGTGACGGTCGAGCCGGTCGGTATGGATACCACTTTGGCGAAGCTGTTGGCTTAACTGCTGCAATTTGTGTTGGTTGCCCTGGTGGGCAGTTTTCAGCTTGCGGGCCGCCGCACTGGCTTGCTCAAACTCGCGTTGCAATTTTTTGGTAGGGTTGGCCGTGCTTTTTAGTTCGCGTGCCAGTGCAGCCGCTTTCTGTTGTTGTTCACGCAGGGCATTACTGCTGTCACGGGTGGCTGACTCTAACTTGCGAAAGCTGGAGATATCCCGCTGTTGCTGCTTGAGGGCTTGAAGCTGCTCTTGCGCGGCCTTCAATGCATCGGCTGTTTTGCCACCGTCACGGGTAATGGCTTTGAGTGGGGCGCTGGCTTTGTTGATGGTGTCCAGGATCAGCTGGACGCGCAGATCACGCGCCATGGCGGCGCGCCTCTGAAGGATGGATCAGTCGCGAGGGGTACGGAATACGTTGCGCAAGGTGGCCGCGATGAACGAGCCCGCGCCGTACAATGCGCCAAAGCACATAAACAGCAGCAGTGCTACGAGTGTCCAGATAATCAGGTGCTCCATGGGGCTGGCTCCTGTGTGGGTGTGTGGTCATCATAGCAAATTCACGCTCCTGTTGCTGTTACGTGCCGCCGGAATCACCCTCCCAGCGCCTGCGCGCCCGTTCTCGCCAGTCCATCAGTTCAACCAGTTCCATGTCGGCCATGTCGCAGGGCCGCCAGTGGAACACCATGGCGATGTCCGCCATGGCTTCGTCTACGCTTACAGGTACGCTTCTTCCTTGCGCTGCTTCTGCACGAAAAAACCCACCAGCTCCGTGCCTACGGCGGTCAGGTCGGCGGGGTCCATGTTGTCAACGTCCTGCTCGGTCAGGGTGGGGTGGCTGATGCGCGGCAGCAGCTTTTTCAGGCTGTTCACGTCCAGCTGCAGCACATCCTGCAGGCTGAGGCCGCGCAGCTCGCCTGATTTCGGCTTGCGCAGTGTAATGGTGTTAATGATCTGCTCGCCGCGCTTGATCGGCTCGTCGAGCATGACGGAGTAGGGCGGTAGCTCTTTGGCTGTGGTGGTGACTTCGTTCAGGTTCAGATCAGATTTTTCGGTTTTCATGGTGTGCATCCCGTTGCAGTGAAAAGGGCCGGGCAGTTGCAGCTGACCGGCCAACGTCGATGATTAAAGGCCGATTGCGCGGCGCTGGTTTGCGAGGCGGTCTTCCCCGTCGACGATCTCAACCATGTTGATCAGGTCGATCTCGATCACGGGTTCACCGTTGATGCTGAGCTTGTAGTAGCTCAGTTCTGAGGTGACTTTAAATTCGGTGCCTTCGCCAGGCTTGGCGGTGCCCATGTCAATCTTGCTATGACGGCCGCGCGCGACTACTTCAACGGCATCAACATCGCCGGTGTCATCGCGCTGATATGCGCCGGCAAAACGCAGCTGAACGCCATCGTGGGTGGTGATGCCATACTGGCGCAGGGCATCGTCCATGAGCCCCCCGCAGGTCCATTCCATGGACAAGGCCTCCTGGCCATGATCCGTCTTGACGGGGCCGTTCATACCGCCACCCCGCCAGTCTTCCATTATTCGTTCCAGCCCCGGCAGGGTGACTTCACCCACTTCACCGACATAGGAGAGGCCATCGTTAAACAGGTTCATGTTCTTTAGTTTGCGTGGCAGAGCCATGGGGTGTCCCTCCTGTTATGCGGTGATCTGGCTGGCCAGATCGACCAGGTAGCGATCAGTAATGCGCTGGTGGAACATGAGGTTTTCCAGCGGCGGCACCGGGGTGTAGTCGTAGTCGATATAGAGCTTGCCGCTCTTCAGTGTTTCAGGACTGTTGACGCTGTCGTCATACCAGGCGGTGCCGTCGATGATGTACCCCAATGACTTCAGCTCGCGGAACTTGGCATTGATGCTCTCGATGATGTCGCGGATCAGGCTGGCATGCATCGGCTTGTCGATCGCCCACATGTGAGCATCGGCCATGGTGTCGGCGAGTACTTGGGCCGTGCGAACGTGGCTCTCAAACGCAAACAGCGGATCGTCTGTGCAGGTGCGCGACCCCCAGAAACGGAAGCCTTTGCTGTTGACCAGGGTGGTGACTTCGGCCGCGTTCAGGTAGCCGGCATCGGTTGCAGGGTTAAGCAGATCCCAGTAGATGTCTTTACTGATACCCGTCACCCCGTTTACAGGGACGTTTGACAGGGTTTTGTGCCAGCCTTGTTCTTCATCGATTTTGGCGCGCAGGCCCAGCGCACGGGCCGTGGCGTGCAGTGTTGTCGATGCATTGGCTTCGGAATCCCAGCCGATGAAGTCAGGCCAGATCACCATGACTTCACGCTGGCCGAAATTCTCGCGGTAGGTGACAGCCTCTTCTTTTGTCGCGGCCCCAAATGCACTGATATAGGCAAACGCTCGCAGCTGCTGTGCAATGCCTGCCAGCTCAGTCGCCACGGGCAGATCATCAAGCCCTGGCACACCCAGAATGCGTGGCTTCACACCCACGCTAGACTCGGCGGCCAACAGTGCTTTCATGCCGGTGTATTCACCCGTGGCGGTTACAGCACCGATCAAATTGGTGGTGGTTTCGGCTGCGTCGGCTCCTTCGGGCACACGTACAACGACAATCACGGGGTTGGTCTGATCTGCGATCGCGTCCAGGGCTTTTGCCAGGGTGCCGGTTGTGCCGGCTTTGCTGATCGCACGGGGCATGCTGGTGACAAGTACCGGTTTGTTGGCTGGGAAAAAGTCGGCATCTGCATCGTCAGCGGTGGCAACCAAACCGATCACGGCCGTCGATACGGCCCGGATCGAGCGGGTGCCTTCGTTGATCTCGATGACGCGGACGCCGTGATGGAAATCGGTCGCCATGGGGCTCTCCTGTTGATTCAGTGTCACCAACAGTGTGCCCCTGACACGCGCGCGGACGCACGGGGTGGGACTTGTATCGATACGCTATACAAGCCCGCCCTGTGATTTATTCGATAGAAAAGGTGGGGTTGTCCAGAATTTCGCGGGCACGTTCCAGCGTTAGGATGCCCTGGGCGACGACATAGGCGATGCCCTGGTTAAGCTCCGGGTCGTCTTGCGCGACCACCGGGGTAGCCTCAAGGTCGTCCATGAATATCTTGATCATGATATCGGTTTCAGTGGCTTGGTACAGTGCGACTTTCTCGGCGGTATAGAAACGCTTGCGGAAGTCGATTAATGGCCAGCGGAGTGGTTCTGGGGTGGTAGTTATAATAGGATCAGGTGCCTGCTCATAAAAATCGTAGTTATCTGCGACAAAGTTTTCTGAGGCGACTATACGGTTTATCTCTTCGCCGTTTGTATCTTTGATTATGTAAGTTGGCATATTTTTAACCCCACACTTTAAATAAAACTATTCCATCGCCACCATTACCTGAAGATGCACTCACATCCGTATTATTTGCCCCCCCAGAGCCCGCCCCTGCGATAGCATTTGCACTAAATCTTGTGGCTGAGGTTCCACCAAATGCCTCACTAATACCTCCGATACCTCCAACATTTAGCAAGAATCGATCTCCCGAAAATATCTGAGCTGAGTTTCCAATAGCGGTCGCAGGTCCCATATTTGCGGGCGCGCCTGCTGATAAACTATTATCTGAAGCGTTTGCCGCAGCTATGCCATCACCCGCAAGGCCTACTGACCCGCCGCCACCAGCAGCGTTGGCGTTTGTGACCGAAGATTGCGAATACGCATCACCGCCTTTCCCGCCGGTAAAATTAAAGTCGCCTCCAGAACCTACACCACCGAGACCACCTATACCGTCACGGCCAGAGACTTCGCCTTTCAGACCACCCGTGGCTGACATTGAGAAGCCGGCGATATTTATTACTGTTGTACCGCCATCGAATCCGTTTGCTAACGGACTGTTTTGGGATGCAGAAACACCTGCACCACCTGCACCGATAATAATTGAAACAGTATCCCCAGCCTTTAACTGGAGCTTTAATTTAATCGCCGACCCAGCAGCACCACCGCCGCCACTGGCATAATACAAGACACTACCACCTGAATTCCGTCGTACACTGGCAGCGCCCGAACCGCCACCTCCTACAACCAAAATATCGACTACCATGTCTGCAGGTACTACAAATGTCCCACTCTCTACAAACTCAATAAAAAAACCGCCGCCACCGCTGCCACCAAAGAACCGACTCAAATGACTCATTAAAATACCCTCCAGTCACCGCCAAAATAGATCAAATCAATCGCAGCGTTTTCAATATCTATATTCATGTTTTCCGCGAGTCCCATGATGGTTTTGCCATTGCGATTGATCACACAGTTATGTGTGCCGAAACTGCCGGTGGCATCGACAATACCGATTTTGTCACCGTTGCTCGGCGTATCAGGCAGGGTGAGCGTGACGGCACCGGCCGAGGTGTCTACTAGGTAGCGGGTTTGAAGCGCTGCCCCGGCATTGACTGCGATCGCTTCTATGCTCCACTTGCTTTCGCGCTGCTGGAGCTGCGTGCTGGTTTTTTCAGAGCTCCAAAGGCCTGAGTCTGATACTTCCGTGTCATCAATCAGCGAGTCCACGTGCTGGTTAACCTGCTCCTGCAGGGCGGTAATGGACTGTGACACCTGTTCCTGAATGTCATTAATCGACTGGTCCAGCGCCGTTTGCAGGTTGTTGAGCAGCTGCTGGCTGCTGCTGAGCAGCTGACTGGTGGATGCCAGCCGTGCTTCAGAGCCATCCAGCAGCGGCTGAATTTCCTGCTCGATCACTTGCTCGGTAAAGGCTGTGACTTGCTGCTGTGCCTGGTCCAGCACCTGGTTGATGTCATCCAGCACGGGCCGGATGTGCAAGTCGATACGGGTCAAGCCGAGGTCTCGCAGCTGGTTAACCTCGGTGCTCCAGCTGACTTTCAGCCGTTCCAGCATGTCGATCCGCGCGTCGATATCGGCCCAGATGGCGTTGAAGTAGGCCTGACCCAAGCGGGTCTGGCCATCACGCATCAGGTAGTTCTGCAGCCGGTTTGCCATGTGTGCCTCCGGTTACAGTGCAAAGTCGTACCGCTCGGCGACGTGGAAGCCACGGCGCGAGTCAGTTGTGTTGCCATCCAGCCGAATGGCGTATTCGGTGGTGGTGGCCCCCAGGCTGAAACGTGACTCAAGCCAATGGCTGCGACCGTCGACATAGTCGGTCGTTTGTGAGGTTGCGTTTACCGGGTTGCCATCCACGATCAGTGCGACGGCCAGCGTATGCACGGCGGCGTCGTAGTCTTCCAGCAGAGTGCGTACGATGATGGTGTCGCTGGCGGTTGCCAGGGTGCGTGTGGTGGAGTAGTGGCGGAAGCTCGTGCCGTTTTGGCGCAGGATCACTTCGCTGCCGTCCAGCTGCAGCCCCGGCATCAGATCGGTTGTGCCGGTGAATACGGCACGCAGGGGCAACAGCGGGGGCGATACGCTCAGGGCTTCAGCGTTGCCCGCTTCAATGGGGTACCACTCGCTGCCAATGCGGTATTCAAAGGTCAGCTCTGTGCCGTCTGGCCGGAAGCCCTCAAACAGCATGTCGAGGTCATGGATGCCGCCGGCCTGTTCCAGGGCCTTGAGCTGGATGACGGCACGGGGGCTGTTGAACTTGGCGAAGTTTAGCCGCAGCATCAGGTCACGCTCGCTGGCTTCCACAAAGTACTCACGGTCCTGTGAATACATCAGAATGCCCTGGGTGTACTCGGTGCCCTCGGTAAACCCGAGGCGATGGGCGCCGCCAGAAATTACCACCAGGGCATAACGCTTGCCCGCTTCGATAAACACGGGGCGAGACCAGGGCACACGCTGCCAGCCGGCTTCAAGGCCTGCAGCGCTGAGCGTGGCACTTGCGAGTACTTTCTGCGTGTCGGGCTGGCCATTCTTGACCGCAGTCAGCATGACGGTGACCGCGCCATCGGCGGCAACACTGGTAAAGAACAGCTCGGCACTGGTATGCCAGCCGGTCTGGGCGCTCAGGAATGTCTGGGCGAGTATGCTGCCCTGCACTGTGTGATTTGTGGCGGCTGCATCCCAGTAGGCTTCTTCGTATTCATCCACCCAGTATTGCGTAATGCGCACCCAATGGGTCAGGCCACCGGGGCCGTCACGGCGGCCGTGGTCATCAGCGACGTTAAAGGTCTCGCCGTTTTTGCTGAAAATGCCGGTGGCGATGTCGTACTCACCCGAGCGCCAAAACGCGCTGTTGGTGCAGACCGTGCGTGCCTCGCCATAGCGGATGCGCGTGCGGGTCATGGTGCGCTGGGTCGTCTCGATGGTTTGGTATTGGTACTGGTTGATGGTCAGCTCGCCGGCGCGGTTTTCCATCCTCAGGCGGACCTGCTCGGTGTAGGCCGGCAGCAGAAAGCCGCCTTCGCTCAGGCTGGCAGCGCCATCCAGGGGGTTGTCGATCGCCAGTGCTGTGGTGGTGGCGGCACCGGGTGTGCAGCGAACGCCTTCTTGCAGCAGTGCGCTGTAGTCAACCGGTGTGGTATCGGTTTCGCGGTCATCCAGGTAGTGGTCGGCGCCATAGAAGACGTAGTCGTCTGGCATCTCCAGGCGTTCTTTCACGCGGGCCATGTCCATGGCCAGCTGCATGGTGTGCTCAAGCGTGGGGCGGCGGGCAACGCTGTCAGCCAGTGCCGAAATGTCGCTCTGGATGTGGGCAATACGGGGCTCTGCCGTGGTGATCCAGCCTTCCAGGGCGTTGATGCGGCCGGCTACCTGCTGCAGGTTGGGCAGACGCCGAGCCGTTGCCAGCACGATTTCCTGAATGCCTGAGCTGTTCAGTCGCACATGGGCGATCAGGGTATAGCCAGTCGGCGGTTCTGGCCGTTCGGGTGTGGGTGATTCAAGCCCCTGGGCAATGTGGACCTCCGCGACACGGGTGCGTTGCATGGCGACCGTTTGAGGCTCTACCTCACGCGATTGCAGATCGATCAGGAAGTCACGCGGCTCCATGCTGGTATCGACTTCTTGCCCGATCAGCGACACGGCCAACCACTTTTCATCCTGCAGCGGCAGCATGGAAAACACGCTTTTCAGCTGGGTGCTTTCGCTGGCGTACACCTTGCCGGTGCTGCCGTCGTACAGGCGGCCGGGCTCGATGGATAGCTCGGTGGCTGAGTTGGAGCTCACCGCCATGCCGGTAAAGTGGCGGTCGTTTGAGATGGCATCTCGCACCACATGGCTCAGCGCTTCGTCAGCCCAACGCTGGGTGTTGTCGAGGTCTGCAGCCTGCAGCTCCTGGCGGTCGCGGTACAGTACTGATTTTTCCATGGTGAGCTCCTAGCGTTCAATAATTTGGCCGGCGATCACGTCACCGGCCAGCAGGTGTTGACGCGCAATCACAGCGCGAGAATTTCGGGTATCAATCAAGATTTTGTCTGCCTCGGCACGCATCCACTGCAGTGCCTTCAGTGGCGCATCCAGCCGGGCTGCTGATGAGCGGCCGGCGGGAAAGTGCCCGCCCAGGCAGTCATCGACATGCCCCGAACGGGATACCGTGGCCGCAACTTTGATGCGGGCTTCGATGTGGAAAGGCGGCATACCCAGCCGTGTGGCGCCCAAGTGCGCAGGGCTGGCCGTGGTGCGGCCGGTTACGGTTGGATCGTGCAGGTAAATGCGGCGGTAATAGCGCGTTTCGGTATCCAGGCGGCACAGGTGCCCACCCACTGGCAGGCCGAGCAGGTATGCCCCCGGTCGGGCAGCGCGATCGCTGACAATCTCAACATCGGTACTCAGCGGCTTTAGGGATGGCGCCACGGCGCGGATAGTGAGTGTGGCGGTGTTGTAGTGGTACGCCTGCTGGTTCAGCGTGTACAGGCGGTGCCGTGCGCTGCCGGTTGCAGGATATCCGGTGAACCCACCCACGTGCATACCCCATGACACACCGTTGCGTGCTGCGCTCAGGGTGGCATTGCCGGTAGCTGTGGCGGTATCCCATTCCAGCGTTGTCAGGTCGTCGGTTGACCCATCGGGGTGGTGGATGACTGTGCGGGCGGTTGACCGGTACACGGCATCGCTGCGGTGGGGTGCGTCACCGACAAAGCAGGCGCCCAGGGTAAAACTGGTGTTGTGGCTACGGCCCCGGCGTGGATAGACGCGCAACTGCGGCATGGCCGCGAGCCAGTTTCGGCGGGCCTGATCCGTCCAGCCACCCAAAAAGGTTTTGGCCGGGGGTGACACCAGGTGTGTCACTTTGGCATGAGCCAGGCGGGCGGCGGCTTTCAGGCCACTGGCTGTACCGATCTGGCCGTGCAGGGCATGGCTGCGCTGGATGATGTCGCGGCGTGCGGCCGGGTCGTTGGGCCATACGGGCACGTCTTCGCCCCATGCCAGCCATGGCAGTAACGGCTCGGGTATTGTGTCGGGGGTGTGCAGGGTGCGCAGCACATCCGGTGACAGGTCGTGAATGCAGGCCTGCTCCAGCGCGATATCCAGCTCTGTTTTGTTTTGTGGCAGCAGTGACTCAGTCATGGCGTACCTCGACTGTTACATCGATGGCGGTACAGACGGCCAATTCACCGGGGCCGCATGTGATGTCGGCCACTGGCTGGTCCAGCTGGACGGTGCGTGCCCCATTGACCAGCAGCGCAGCTTTCAGGGCAGGCAGGTGGATGTCTACGCGGAACTGAGCCAGCGATCGGGCTACGGCGGCAAGTTTTGCCCGTGCCTCTGAGGCAACTTGGGCTGGGTCTGGCCCCGGCGGCACGATGAGCGTCCCGGTTACCTGGTAGGGTTTGATGACCGCTTCACGGACGCGCAGGTCTACGCCCAACACGCGGGTGTCGTCGTCAAACAGGTGGGTATGGGCGGCAGCAAACGCGGGGCTGTTGCGGGTGCCTGGTACGTATGGCTCAGTCTCATTGTTGCCAAACAGAGCCTGCCCGATCGCACGCTGCTCGTCCGATACTGTGTCGGCTGCGGCAACGTCCCGTGTCAGCAGGCCCACATAGACCACGCCGGGTGTGGTCATCCAGGCATCGGCGGCCACCACATCGGGGTGGGCGTTGCGGGCGGCCAGCCGGTACCGGTTACGCGGACCCGTGGCAGACACTTGATAAAACGCCAGCTGGATACGTTCACGCAGGGCGGCATCTGGCTCGCCTGGCAGGCGGGTGATCTGGTACCGGGCGGCGATATTGTCCAGATCGGCCCCCATCGCCGTTGCCACCATGCCCGCCTGGGCGGCTTCGTTAATTCGTTGACGCAAGATCAGTTCACGGTAGGCATTCTCTTGCAGGTGCTTGGTCAGCGGCTCTGATTCCAGCTCCAGTGTTTGTGCGATCGCGGCTTGCTGATCAGCGGGGAATAGCGCAATCAGGGCCGCTTTGCGTTCAGCCAGTAGCGTCTCGTAGTCGAGGGTTTCGATAACGGCCGGTACCGGCAGGCGGCTCAGGTCGATGATGCTCATGCAGTACTCCCTACCGGTACGGTAATGGTCAGATCAGCGTCGAGCAGGCTGCACTTGACCTCGACGGTTGCCCCGGCCGGGGCATTGAACCCCATTTGAATGCCGGCGATTTTGACACGCGGTTCCCAGCGCATGATTGCGGCCGCCGTGGCGGCGTACAGGCGCAGCACAGTGGTGCGATTCAATGGCTGGTCGATCAAATCCGGTACCAGGCTGCCGTACTCGCGGCGCATGACGCGGCTACCGATCGGGGTGGTGATGATGTCGGCAATGCTCTGGCGCACGTGGTCTTCCAGATCCGCGATTGCCGTGCCGGTGGTTACGTTCATACCCAGCGTCATTTGGTTGGCTCTCCGGTCAGGGCGGGGCCTGGCGCCACTTTGTCATGTTTGTGGTGCTGGGCAGAGATGCCGTCAGAGGTCATATCGCCATCGGTTTGAGTGACTGGGCCTTTGAGGTACAGGTGCTCGTATTCCAGGGTGACGGTGCCGTTGACGCTGATTTTTACATCGCGCTCGACATTGGCATTGAGGTCACCCCGCGCGGGGCTTTTGCCTGATTCGGCTGTGCCGATGTTGAGGTCCAGATTGCCCATGGTGCGCACGCTAAGGCTGTTGAGCTGGCTGTCGTACATGATGACGCTGCCGTCATTGAACTCAATCAGGTCGATGTGGGGCTGATCGCTGGGGGTGTCGAGTTCCTGGGTGTACAGGATCTGGATGATCACCGCCTGTGCGGGGTCGCCCGAAGGGCAGGCCAGCACGACTTGAGTGCCGGTGCGCAGCGGTCGCCAGCGGCGGAAGTTGCGGCCCACCTCGGCAGGCCATGCCAGCCAGTTGGTGAGCAAGCCACCGGTTTTGACACGGAGTTTGCGCGCAGCGTGGTCCACCTCGGCGATGGTGCCCAGGCGGATGATGGATTCAATGCGGCGGTTCAGGTCGGCGGTATTCATACCCCGATAATGCACAGCCCTCGCGCGAGAGTAGAGCTAGGGTGTGTGTATATCGGGGTTATACAAGCAGGCCGCCAGTGGGTGGCGGCCTGCTGGGGTTTACTTCAGGGAATCAAGCGCGTCTTGCACTTGCTGCATGATGCCTGTCAGGCGTGAGTTCCAGCCCCGAGGGGCTGGTCAAGAACTGATTAATAGAACTGAAAGAGCTCTAAGATCAGGAGTTGGACTGGGAAACCATTTGCTGATGTGAATTTCTGAACACCCAATACTCGATATGGGCCGGCTTGAAGCTCTTCCCCTTGATGCCAGCTTGTATCAGCCATGACAAACTGAGGGTAGTTTTCGCCATTGAACTCATGCCTGAACAGCGTGATGTCACTCAGGCGCTGGATTGCTTGAAACCTTTGATCGTAGTTTTCTGCAATTACTACAGCGTTTTCGTAATCAGGAGCAGCCGTATAACCCTTCTCTAAGGCATTCACTTCAGTCAAAACGCCACACAATATCTTTTTGATATCAGGGTCTTTTTTCTGGGCCAATGCCAAGATTTCATTGTTTGTTTTGTTATGGGCTATGGAGGAAGCGGGGGAGTCGCACAACACATCTGCTAAAGCAGGGTTACTCAAAAGCAATAAAGCCAAGGCTATGTGTGAGAGTCGCATGTCTCAGTCCTTTGATGGTTTGTGGAATGCACAGTGTAAAGCGAAACCTTACCCAGCGGCCAGATGCTCAATCAGCAGATCCTGCACCAGGTCGATATCGGTTTCGGTCCATCCGACCAGTTCGCGCTGTTCGTACTTCACATCGGGGCCGCTTGGGGCCACGCGATCGCGCAGGCCGTAATGATGCACACGAGCAAGTATCGCGATATCGCCGAAGAACCCCGTGCTGACGCTGTTGGCGTTGTACTTGGCTTTCAGGTACTTGGTGGTGCGCAGCTTGGTGAACATCGCTTTTCGCCGTACCCGGCCGGTTTTGGCTTGCCCGCGTCTGGGGGCATAGGCGCTGCCATCGGGGTTGCGCTGTTCGGCGATGCGCTGGCGTTGCGATCGGCGCAGTTCGATGGAGATGGTACGGGCAAGGCGCTTGCGTTCCTTTGGCCCCAACTTTTCCAGCAGTGGGGTTGCCCATGTTTCCAGCCGCTGCAGGTCACTCATCAGGCGTCAGCTTTTCGTTATCGTGCCAGAGCGTTTTGAATAGCACCGGCTCGGGCAGGTTCCATTCCGGTACCGGCTCGGGCAGGTGCTCGGTGGTGTAGTTGCCTTCGGCGGTGCGGTTCACCAGTACCCGCTCGGTGAGGGGCAGAGTGATGCTGAGGTCGATCTTTCGGTGGTCGATGATGTCGGCCTCAAACTGGATCGCATCATCTTCCATTTCGGGCTGGGCGTGTTTGACCCATGCCAGCAGCGGTACCAGCACGGTATCGGTATGGTCGGCCAGATCGCTGATGATCAGGTTCAGGGTGTACTGGTATTCAAAGTGCAGGCTGGCTTGCAGCCGTGCCTGCAGGTTGCCGCGGTCGATGAAGATCTGCAGCTTCTCGGGATTGCGCTTGAGGTCACGCACGCTGGCGATCAGGTATTCACGCAGTTCAAGTGGCTTGCGCATAGACCTCTCCGGATGGGGCGATGTAGATGGTTTGGTCGTCATGGCCCCGGGTCATGTAGTCCTCGCCGTACAGCTGTACAGCACGGTACCAGCCGCGGCGGCGCAGGTACCACATGCCGTCTTTTTTCAGCCAGCGCAAAAATTCACGGTTGCTCTCGTCAAACCATTTTATGTCGAGCAGGCCCTGCTTCATGAGCTGGTACAGGGCATCGTGTATGGCGCTGCCGCGCATGCTGTTGGGGGTGTCGACGGTGGGGCCGGATGGGCCGTCCCATGCGTAGCCCGCTTCGAGCGTCAGGGTGCCGTCTGGCTGCAGGGTGATCCAGTCGGTTTTCAGGGTGCGATCCGGTTTGATACGCGTCTGGAAGGTCTCGCTCTCTGGCAGGTCGTATTTCCAGTTGCGCTTACGGTATTTCATCGGTCTGATCCTCTTCCAGCAGGTCCAGTAGATCGGTGCACAGGCCATCGGCCGGGTAGCCCGGCACGGCCACGCGAATCATCCGCAGCAGGATGGCACGGGCCACCGGGTCGGACTCTGCACAGTGGCGGGTTTGCAGGGTGACTACGTGCACGGTGCCATCCACGGCTGTGGCTGACAGGTCGCCCAGCTGGTAGCCGTCTTGGAAGCGCGGGGCTGAGCAGCCGACTAAGACACATGTGATAAGTAGTGCAACAAGGATACGTTTCATGCGGCAACCTCCTGATTTGAGTAACGGGCATAGGCGTCAGCCAGCCGGGTGTCGTACTTGTTTTTCTTGTAGCCGGGGCCGTTGTAGCGGCGGGCAAAGGCGGTCCAGTCGCGGGCCTGCAGGGTTTTCCACAGCTCTCCATCTGTCTGAATAAACGAGATGAATGTCCACAATTGGCAACGCTCATTAGTGCGCTGTTGAGCAACGAAGTCGTCTACGCTGTCGAAGCCCAGCCGCTCCCAGTGGAAGCCCATGATCTGAAAAAGCCCCCAACTACAGGATTCCAGCGCGCTCGTTGCGTGGATCTGGCTGGCGTTGCTAAGGCGGAAATGCTCAGCGCTGAGGCCTCGGTAGCCGCCGGGGGTTTTGTTGATCAGGCCGGGGTAGCGGGTGCATAGGGCGGCCACGTCCGCACGGCTGAAGCCGTTGGCCAACAGACGGCGGCGCATGATGTGGCGTTCGTACAGGATGGCGACACGGCCACCGGGCAAGAAGCCATTGCCACGGCTCTCGATCGCTTTCACCGCATATACGGCCGCAGGATCAACGTCCAGCAGGTCGGCGGCCTCGGCGATATCGTCATCCCCCAGGAAGTGATCAGCACTGCGACCGAGCAGGGCCTCGTAGGTCTTTTCACCGACCACGCCATCAACGATGAGGCGATGGGCATGCTGGAAAGCACGCACGGCGCGGTCGGTTTCGTTGCCGAAAACGCCATCGACAGCGATCAGATAGCCGTGGGTGCGCAGGTGGGTTTGGATCAGCCGAACGGACGGACCTTGATCACCGCGTTGCCAAAACTGCGTGTTGTTCAGTTCCACTGGTGCCCCCTTGCGAGTCGGATCAGTTGAGCGATATTGCCGCGTGCATACCAAGTGGCGGCTGTTAGCAGGCAGAGCATCAGGATGCCGATCGGGTGGATCTGAGTGCTGCTGATTTTGCCGGTGACGATGCACAGGGCGACCGAGCCGGTCACGACAATCACCAGCCAGGCCAGCAGTGATACATGCCGTTTAAAGCGGGCCGCGCCACGGCGGTAGAACAGCAGCCGCAGGCAGGTGCCGGCGGCGCTGACGAATACGATCAGGTCGAGCAGATTCATTTTCTCCACCACTCAATGATCAGTTGAATGAGGTTGCCGTCTTCCAGTTGCCGGATCATCGGCAAGGTCGCAGAGATGCAGAACACTGAACCCAAGAAGCTGGCAACTCCGGTCTGTTCGATGAATGTCAGACTTGTGATCTCTGGTGCTGCGATGTACCCCATTACCAGACTGATCATCAGGTAGACACCCCGCACCCAATGGCGCAGCTCTTTGGCTGACATGACGAACAGGGTGGCCCCCGCGAACGCGCCGATCAGGGCGTTGCCATCAATGCCAGGGAAGATGGCGGCCAGGCCGACACCGGTGGTGGCAACTGCAATGGCGGTGGTAGTGCTGGGCTCTGCCATGGGGCTCTCCTTAATCCCAGAGTTGGAGCGTTTTGGTGACCGGCGTGCTGTCTGCCAGGGCGGGTAACGTGATCAGGTGGCCGTGGGGCAATACGGGGCCTAACTCGCACAGGCCGGGGTTGACGGCGTAGACCTGCTCGGTGACGCGACCTGTGCGGCCGTAGTGTCGCCAGCAGATCAGGTCGACGGTGTCGCCTTGCTGAGCCCGCACCTGAGTGGCCATCAGATCAGATCCACTGTGGTGCGCTGCCGGCCGCTGATCTGGCGGATGGCCAGAATGGCCTGACGGCGGTACTGGTCGATGGTCGGGTCGAGGTTGTCAGCACGGTCGCCACCCTGCAGGGTGCTGTCGTAGTCGCGGTAGCGCTCGGTCAGCTCAGCCTTGGCGAAGTTGTAGACGGCGCGGCGGTACAGGGTTAGGTTGATGCTGTCGCCGTCGATCTCTTCTGCCGGTACCGCTGCCAGATCCGCATGGCCGGCCTGCTCCTGGGTAAACCGCCAAGCAGCCAAATCCGCATTGGTATCGATGATGCCGTTGATCAGCGCTTCGCGCAGTCGCTCGGGTGTGATCTCGGAGCCGATGCGCATCACCGCGCGGCAGTCGGTCAGCGAGACATGCGGCCAGAAGGCGCTGTTGGCGATATCGGGCTCTTCGATGCTGGGTGAGTTGGCGACGAATCCGGGTCCAGCCATGGCTTATCTCACTTTGAATAGGTGGGCGGTGGAGGTGTGCTTCAGTTGGTCAATGAGGAAAACCACATCAGCACACCTGCCGCCCGACGCGTTGGGACGCTCGGTTAAGCCTGCTCTGAATCAGAGCCGGGCTTGTTCTGTTGCAGCTGCTTTTCCAGCTGCTTGATCTTGGTTTTAACGCCGCTGCGGTCGTCGTAGTCGAAGGCGACTTTCAGGTGGTGCAGCGCTTCAGCCGGGTCGGAGGTTTCCAGCACAATGCCGATCGCTTTGTGCAGCTTCGCCTTCACCTGATCGGGCATGTCGTGGCTAGCCGTCAGCACGCCCACCTTGCGCAGCGCGTCCTCAGGAACAGCATCGTTGTTGACCAGCACTGCCTCGGCGAACTGTTCAGCCAGCAGGCAGGGCAGCGAGCGGCTGAACGCATCGGCCATGCTCAGGTTGTGACGCATGGCGTATTCGGCCAGCAGCAGCGCGACGTCGTATTCGCCGGCATCAATGCACCAGAGCATGAGGGTGGTCAGCACATCGTCTTGAACGCCGGCATCGGACTCCAGCACGCCTTTGATGTACGGCTCGTACTCGGGCAGCATTTCCCGCTTGAGCTCGGCGCGAGCCTTCATCGACTCGATGCCCTTCAAGCGGCGTTTGTCCTCGTAAAGCTTGGCCAGCATCAGCTCGTACTGGCTGGCATCTGGGCGTACCTGTGAGTCAGCGGCGGCAGCGGCTTCTTGCGCCGCTTTCACACGCATCAGGTGACGTTTTGCGGGTGAGATCATGTCAGCACCTTTTGATCAGTGGCTGGGCTGCTCCTTAAGGAGCAGCCGGAGCCTCGGTGACGATGTTTTCGATCAGGCAGCCCACACCGTAGTCTTCGATCACGTAGGCATCGTTGGATGACTCGTAGTTCTCGATACGGTCACGCTTGGGGTTGTCCATGAGGTGGCGACGGCGCGCACCTTCCTGGAAGTAGATCGACAGGTTATCCAGTCGGGTGATCAACATGGCGCCCGCCGGTACGAACGGTGCGCGTACAGCCGGCAGACCGCCGACACGCTTCTGGCTGATGATCAGGTCAGCCGCGAGAGTTTCGGTCGGGGCGTGGTTCTTGTTCACCAGTGGGAAGTACTTGTCGGCCAGCAGGTCGCGGCCCATGATCGCTACCAGCTCGGTGTCTTCGCGGTACCAGGGCTCGATCAGGTTGTTCACGGCGTCATATACCAGCGCGTCGATGTTGGCGTAATCACCGCCCTCATAGGCCCTTACCTCGCCAGAGGCATCCACCACTTCAGCCAGTACACGCTCAGCCGCTTCGCTGCGGTACTTCTGCAGCCAGCCGATGTTCACGTCCTGCAGCATCGGGTTGGTGGCGATATCAGAATCAGCTGAGTAGCTGACGCCGTTAAACCCGATGGTGATGCGGTCCAGTGCCTGACGGCGCAGGATGGCGTCACGGATGCGGGTCTGGAAGTCCGCGAACTTGGCCCACAGGTCCAGCTTGGCATAGGTGATATGGGTGTCGCTGTTGTTCTTGCGGCACAGGTAGCCGCGCTCATCCAGGTTGGTCGGATCTTTAGTCTGGCGATCCTTGGTGGTGGTGTCGGTGTTGCTGGCAATGGGACTGCCGATGCCAAGGCCCAGTTTGTCACCCTGCATCTCGGGCACACCGATGATGTTGATCTTGCTCAGGAAGTCGGAGCTTTCCTGCATTTTGGTTTCCAGCGTCTGCTGGATAGAGGGCTGCACGTTGAACTTCGCGCTCGGGTCAGCGACACCGTTCAGGGTGCCGATCTGAGCCATGTAGGCGTTGAACTTCAAGCGGGTTTCGTTACGCATGGTCTGTCTCCAGTGATTCGAGTGTGTCCGTTCGGCGGTACCGGCTTAGCAGTCGGTGACCTGCTCTCCTTTGCCGCCAGAGGCAGCCGGGCGTTGGGTGAAGTTCGGGGTGTTGTCGAGTTTCTGTTTCAGCTCGGTCAGGTCGTCCCGGGCTGCTTTCAAATCGGTTTGCAGCTGCTGGAGTGCAGAGCTGTCGCCACCGTCGCTCAGTTTGCTGAACTGGTCTTTCAGGCTGGCCAGTTCGCCGGCGATCGCCTCGATCGCTTCAGAAAACTCACCGTCTTTCTGGGTGCGCTGGCCTTCGTTGCGGCTCAGCATCTCTTTCACGCGGGTCAGTAGGGAGGTGTTGTCTTCGAACTCCAGCTCGACTTCACGGGCGGCGCTGAACACGTTCTCGGGCTTCTGCTTGCGAGCATTCAGCGGATTCTTTTCAGCCTGAGTAGCTGCAAATTCCAGCATTTCAGTGCCCAGCGAGGCAGGGGAGTCGGTCACGGCCAGGCCGACCAGGTACGCCTCGCCCTTGTCGGCAAAGTTGTGGTCGATTTCCATGCTGGTGTAGACCTTCTTGCGTTTTTTGTTCAGCGCGATCAGGTCATCGTTCGGCGTGATCTGGGCATACAGGGCCACCTTGTCTTCACCATCGATCTTGATGGTTTCGGTCTTCAGGGCGGTTACATCACCGAAGGCGCCGAAGCTGCTGTCCGGCGCCATGCCGCGCACATGCTCGCAGTTGACGCGGGCACCGTACTTTTCGGGGTTGTAGTTCGCGGCCATCTGGGTCAGCCAGGCGGCCTCGATTTTGCGGCCGTCCGTGGTGTCACCTTCAACACCTACGCGAAACCATTTGCTTTTCAGCGCCTTCTTGGCCATCGGTCTGTCCTCGTCTGATTTCAGCTGCTGCTGTTCGTTATCGATGAGGACAGGGTGGGCATATGCGCGCGGGGCTTCAATCGACGCCACTTGTATAGCGCGGCTATACACGGAACAAGAGGGGGATGGAGGCGGTTAGATCGCTACTCTGGCGGCATGAATGCACTGACTGACGTGACAGAGTTGGACCCGCGACGCCTTGCCAGGCTGCTGTACTGGCAGGGGTTTCGCGTTGCCCGTATTGCGGAGCAGCTGGGCGAGAAGGCCGCCACGGTTCACAGCTGGAAAAAACGCGACGCATGGGATGAGACTAAACCCATCGAGCGGGTCGAGTTTGCCGTAGAGGCTAGACTGATCCAGCTTGTAATGAAAGACCCCAAGGAAGGCCGCGACTTCAAGGAAATAGACTTGCTCGGTCGGCAGATCGAGCGTATGGCACGGGTGCGCCGGTATCAGGAGCCCGGCGGTCACGAGGGCGACCTGAACCCGAAGGTGGCCAACCGCAACAAGGGCGAGCGCAAAAAGCCGACGAAAAACGAGGTCACGGATGAGATCGCCGAGCTGCTCCGTGCCGCCTTCTTTGATGAGCTGTTTGACTACCAGAAACACTGGTACCGGGCCGGTGAAAAATACCGTATCCGGAACATCCTCAAGAGCCGCCAGATCGGAGCCACATACTACTTCGCCCGGGAAGCGCTGCTCGATGCGGTCGAGACCGGCCGCAACCAGATCTTCCTGTCGGCATCCAAGGCCCAGGCCCATGTGTTCAAGGAGTATATCCAGGCATACGCACGGGATGTGGCCGACTGGGAGCTGACCGGCGACCCGATTGTGCTGTCGAACGGTGCCACGCTGTACTTCCTCGGTACCAACGCTCGAACGGCCCAGTCATACCACGGCAACCTGTACTTCGATGAGTACTTCTGGACCTACCAGTTCCAGACGCTTCGTAAAGTCGCCTCCGGCATGGCAATGCACAAAAAGTGGCGGCAGACCTACTTCAGCACGCCATCCAGCCTGAGCCACGACGCATACCCGTACTGGTCCGGCGAGCTGTTCAACAAACGCAGGAAAAAAGCCGAGCGCGTCGATATCGATATCAGCCACGCAGCACTAAAAAACGGTCTGTATTGCCCGGACGGTCAGTGGCGTCACATCGTTACGGTGGAAGATGCGGTTGCCCAGGGCTGCGACCTGTTCGATCTGGATCAGCTGCGCCTGGAGTACAGCGAGCCGGAATACGAAAACCTGCTGATGTGCCAGTTTGTCGACGACAACAAGAGTCTGTTCGGCCTGATGATGATGCAGCGCTGCATGGTCGACAGCTGGGAAGTGTGGAGCGACTTCAAGCCGTTCGCACCCAAGCCGGTGGGCAACCAACCGGTCTGGATCGGCTACGACCCCAACGGCGAAACAGAAACTGGCGACAACGCAGGCCTGGCGGTGATCCTCCCGCCCGAGAAACCCGGCGGCAAATACCGCGTGATCGAGCGGCGCCAGTTCAGAGGGCTGGACTACGAGGACCAGGCAGAGCAGATCCGTCAGATGACGCTGAAGTACAACGTCACCCACGTTGGTATCGACACCACGGGCATTGGCTCATCCGTTTACCAGCTGGTCCGCAAGTTCTTCCCGGCAGCAGTGCAGTACCAATACAACCCCGAGGTGAAAGGCCAGCTGGTGATGAAAGCCTATCAGCTGATCAGCAAAGGCCGGCTGGAATTCGATGCCGGTTGGGTCGATATCGCGCAGGCCTTCATGGCGATCCGGAAGACCACCACGGCCAGCGGCCGTCATATCACGTTCATGGCCGGCCGCAATGGCACCACCGGCCATGCCGACCTTGCCTGGGCTGTGATGCACGCCCTGGCGAAAGCCCCACTTGAAACCGATGGCCCAACAACGGGTGTCGGCAGCAGCAGGATGGAGATGTTCGAATGAGCGAGACAGCAGAGAAACAGCCAGGCATTGAGGCATTCAGTTTCGGTGAGCCTATACCAGTACTCGATAAACGCGAGATTATGGATTACATCGAGTGCCTGCGGATGCAGAAGTGGTATGAGACGCCGCTGTCATTTGATGGGCTGGCCAAGTCATTCAGAGCGGCAACACACCAGTCGTCCCCGATCTACTTCAAGGCCAATATCCTGACCAGTTCGTTCAAGCCCCACCGGTTGCTCAGCCGTCAGGCCTTCAGGCGCTGGGCACTGGATTACATCATCTTTGGCAACGGTTATCTGGAGAACCAAACCAGCATCGGCGGCCGCTCGATGAAGTTGGAGCCCGCACTGGCAAAATATACGCGGCGCGGCATCGATCTCGACACCTACTGGTTCGTGCGCGGCTGGGGAAAGGAGCACGAATTCCGCAAGGGGAGCGTCTTCCACCTGATGGAACCTGATATCAACCAGGAGATCTACGGCCTGCCGGAATACCTGGCTGCACTCAACAGCGCCTGGCTGAACGAGTCGGCGACCCTGTTCCGCCGCAAGTACTACCTGAACGGCAGTCACGCCGGGTTCATCCTCTACATGACCGACACAGCCCAGAACGAAGATGACGTGGATAACCTGCGGCAGGCACTGAAAGACAGCAAGGGCCCCGGCAATTTCCGTAACCTGTTCATGTACTCACCCAACGGCAAGAAGGACGGCCTGCAGGTGATCCCGATCAGCGAGGTCGCCGCCAAGGACGACATCTTCAACATCAAGAATGTCACCCGCGATGACATGCTGGCCGCGCACCGCGTGCCGCCGGTACTGATGGGTATCATGCCCAGCAACGTGGGTGGATTCGGTGATGTGGAGAAGGCTGCTTTGGTATTCGCTCGCAACGAACTGGTACCGCTGCAAAGCCGCTTTCTGGAAGTGAACGAATGGCTGGGTGAAGAGGTGGTGAGGTTCGACCCCTACGTGATAGAAGAAGTGGCCGAGAAAGGAGGAGTTTCGCCCGTTAAATAAAAAGAGCTTCGCAAGAATTATAGCACATAACTCACTGATATAGATGGAAAAGCCAGCGGATAGCTGGCTTTTTTATTGCCAAGCTAATGGGTTTGCCTATGCTTACGGATCAAACCAAAACATGACAGGAGGTCATCAATGACCGATATCTACCAGCTCGAGGCAAGCAAGTTAAAAGTCCTTAAACTGCAGCTCAAGCATGGACTCCAGTTTAACTACACCTGTTACGACGATGGCGATGGTGTATGGAAGATAGAAGATGGTGTCTGCAAAGCACGAGAGGTAAGAATGTGCAGGCATCCAAACTCACCCTATCAGCCGGAATGGAGAGAGGTGGCAAAGGAAGAGCATCTGGTCTCGCACGTGGTTGTAGACTGGCCAGCCCTGTAA